AGCTCTTTCTTGTTCATTATTAATTTGGTTTAAAAGTACATCAAACTCACCCGAGTCAAGTTGATTTTTGCTAAGTGACTTAATACTAGAGGGAGTGTATTCTACAAAATCAGAATTTAAAGTATCTTCGGAAGGCTGGTTTGTATTAAATTGAGCCGCAAGAGAGTCATTAAGTACTTTAGACTTATTATTTCTAGTTTTAAGATTTTTAAAGGGAGAGCCCAATTGTGGGTCAAGAGACGCAAGCGTTGAAAGCGCCTCTAAAATTGTTTTAACTAAGTTGATAATTGCAGCAATTCTAGATTTATTAAAGTATTTAGGGATTTTTACCTTACTTTTTTTTGTAGCAACTATGGCCGGTGTCGCAGTTGTTTCTGCTCTGCTTCCAACTTTAGTGGTGTTTAGTTCTCTGATCATTCGATGCAAGTCATCTATGGCCTGTGCTTGAGTTGCCATGTCTGTTGTCATATTGCCTAACAACCCGCCTTTTTTCCCGGTAATAATATTATTCATGAAAGACTGAGATCCCAGCAACCCAAGTCTTTCAATCAGCTCCATTATGCTAATATTGTTATCAGCAATTTTAAATGTTTTCTCAATCGCTTCCAAGGAATAAATCGTCTCTAGCATCATATCTGTGCCTTCTGCTCCGCCCTTAAACGCATCTTCGAATTTCTTACTTAACTCATTAACCCTAGGTATAGACTTAATCGCCCCAGTAAAATCTAATAAATTTTTAGGAATAAGTTCTGATCCTATACCCGTTGATACAAACCCAAGCGCGCTAGCTATTGCCCCAGAGTTATTATTTAATATGTCCCCCGCGCCTTTATACACGTTAGAGTTACCTATCGTAAGAGCTTTACATGGATCCAAAAGTCTGTTGCCATCGCTATCAACCCCATGTTTAGTTTTTCTACATTTAGGATCACAAGGGCACCCCAATCCGCCCACTCCTCCAAACAACCCACCAAAAACGCCGCCGCCTCCAATAATTGCAGCAAGGGGATTTTCGCCATTAAGCAAAGCAGTAGCAGCCTCGAATCCTATTCCTCCTGGCAAAGCAAGCGCTAACGGCCCCCCGAGACCTATTCCTCCCATTAACGACGACGCAGTGAGAGAGATACCAGGCACAAGAGTTTTTAATCCTTCGATGTTGTTAAAGCTTTGAAATGCTTGGGCAACGTCACCCAAACTTCCGCCATTAATTAAATCTGTTAACTCATTTACATTTAGGTTGTTAAAGTCTATATTGCTCAGCGTGTTATTAACAAAATCATTTAACCCTCCGTTATTTGCAGTGTCAAATAAATTTGAGATAAGAGCAGGTGCTTTTGAAAAATCAATGCTATCCGTCACACCTTTAAAAATTTCTCCTGCTGGCCCAGGAATTTTATCTACACCATATGCAACTGCGCTATCAAGTATTCCCAATCCTCCTCCTACAATGCCTGCTTTTAACACTCCGCCTTCTTGAGAACTTAGTCCTCCTAACACTCCTTGGAGCGTACTTGCGCCAAGCTTTGAAAAGAAATCATCTGATTCTCCTTCGGGTATAACTCCGGCAGATAGAGCAAGGCCTATTTCTTTTGCAATATCCAATCCTTTATTAGTGTCCATACTTATCATCCTCCAAAGATTTTACTAAAAGCTAAGTTTATTATCTCAGATGTTTTTTCCTTAGTCAGCGCTTCTTCTGCAATTTCGAGCACATTTTCTGTAATTCCTAGCGCGTTATTAGGCAATGCGCTCTTTACCATTGAAGTCTTTTTCAGCATTTGCTCACCGACATCAGAGAATGTAATAGGAGTCCTTGTACCATACTTCACCCAAGTCATATTCTTATCTAGTCTAAGACAAATGCCCATTTCTGAGTTATTTCCATCATCAATAACTGCAGTTTGTCCGTGAATTTTTTCAGAGCATTTTGGCAGAGTTGTCTTAAAAAACACAGGAGGTGCAGAAACAGGAACCCAAGCCCATTCTTTATTCTCGTCTTTTTTGCATATAACCGGAAACTGCCTAAAATCCCTATCTTCAGAAAACTGTATTATTTCTCCTTCTAGTTTTTCATTGCATCTTGGCACCGGCCTCGTATCTATTTTTACAGAAGAGTCGACTACTTGTTTTGGATCTTGAGACTTTTCAATTACCAAACCTCTTGTCAACCCTTTCCACTCCCATACATCTGCCTCAGGGTCATTTTGTCTATTATTCCTCCTAACGCATATTTTTAAATCTTGGGAAACGTTATTTGAAAACACGTAAGCCTTCCCTTCATTTTCCCTATTACACTTTGCTCCTGGGTCACTAATATTTGAAATATCCGAAACGTCGATAATTGGAAAAGTTACAGGAGCAGATGAAATTAATTGATTAGAGGTGGTGTCATTAAATAACCCTAGGATTATCGCATTATCGGTGTTTCCAGAAACTGCCCCGACGATACACTTAGATCCGAGATATTGCGAAGAAATTCTACCTTTGCCATTATTAAGCACTGGGAGCCAATCAGACTTGGCATCTGTGGCGTTTTCATCGAACAACACCCTAACTCTACAAAGATTATCAGGATCTTCTACGTCAAATATTGTCGCTGGTTGGATAAAAAACTCAATTTCAAATCCGCCAATTTTTTGCTGGATTCTACCGGTACTATTTTGAGCGTCTATAAGAGCATTTATAAAAGATGAACTTGTCATATTATGCTATCAACTCAAAAAAACCATCGCCTACCCTCCAGGTATCTGCGGCTAAATAGGCGTATTGAACTCTAGGAGTTAGTTTTACGCTCGACCAATACTTTGCGATATTAGTTACAAGGTCCCAAGTTATACCATCTCTGTTGTAATAAAAAGGAAGCCTAAAAAATAAGTCATTTACGTTTTCTTTATCGGCAATAACAGTTTGGTCTGCTACTAATTGATTTGAGTAGGCTTTAATTTCAAAGTCTGTTTCTGTACCTACTTGCGCAAATTGTCTTTTAATCGGAAGGAGCACAGGCGCATTAACTTCTTGGGCTCTTAGTCCGCTTTTAACTCTATACTGATTGTCTATAAAAACAAGCTCTTCATTTACGCTATTTTTAACATTAAATAGACTAAATAAAAATACTAGAGATAGTATATTACCCTTCGATTCAATCAGTCCGTTCCAATTTTCTTTATATATAGAGAAATTTCTATTACTTATTTTAGACAAGTCTATGTCCGAAATATCTACTTCATCTTGGTTTAATACTTCCTTTGTGCTTCTCCATGGCAAAGAGTTAAATGGCGCTTGGTCTAAAACCTCTCCTTTTATTGTTTTATACTCTTTTGTTCCTATAGTGACAGAAAGATCTTCTTCAAACCATCCTAGAGCATTTCTTATTAGCGCTCTTTTATGATCTGGTCTCCAGTCAACGTTCCAGAACTCACCAGATAGGCCGACATGCTGAGCCAACCAATCTAAGTTTTTAGGACTGCACTCAACTGGATCTAGATAGGTGTAGTAAAAAGATTCAATATCAGACTTCTTTTCTCTTAAAAATTCATCTGCTCCAGCAAGTATCCATTTCGCAACAGGGGCTCTAGGTATTCTATCTTCTTGCAACCTGATCCAAGATCTCGCATCTTTAGGAGAATAGAGTTCTTCTTTTGTTCTATCTGAAATTATCGGAGATAGGCCTAAATTTTTTCTTTCTTCGTTATTAGAGATAGCTCTGGGCAAGAACTGATAAGCCGCTGATCTATCGCTCAATACGACTATTGTGCCTATATCTAGAGAAGAAATAGGTAAATTAAATCTTTCTTCGGCTTTAAGAACGACTAAAATATCCTGGTCTTCATCTGTTCTGTAACCTAAAGAAGCAGAAGGTAGCCTAAAATAAATTGGCCTTGTGTTCTCATCCGATGTCGAGAGTATTCTAGACTGCTTAAAACCTGATCGAACTACTTGGATACACTTAAAGAACAATACGCTTAGCTCTCTAAAGACATAACTAATAAACTCCCTATTTGTTTCATATGTAGTAAGTCTGTTTTCCCATCTCGGAGAAACTATTTCAGATATTCTATCTTTCCAAACTTTATCTAATTTAAATACAATGTCATCAATTGCCTTATGCACTTGTTCAGAAAGAGGCAAGTTTGCAAGAGAGGTATAAGTAGGTCCTAGTTCTAAATCTCCGACGTTTCTATAGGCTAATTTAATCACCCTAGAGATAAACTCTTCTTCGGTGGTCGCAATTCCAGAAAGAGTATCGCTACCATCAAGATCTAAAGTTAAGTTAAAAAACTTAGTAAAAGTAGAAGAAAACGCATTTTCTAGATAGTTTTTAGGAGGAAGGAAAATAGTAGAAGCTTTACTTGCAGGCTTGTCTACATTAAGCACAGTTCCGTTAAGATTGCGGTGCGTCCCTCTTACTATTGTTCTTAACTCTACAAAATCTGTCCCACCTACAAAATACTCTACTGGTATACCGTTGTCATAAGTATTAGCAGAAATATATTTCCATCTAAAAGAAGAATTTTTTAGTATCCTTCCTATTATACATTTTCCAGGCTTACATTCAGTATCCGTTCCGTCAGAGCATTTAAGCCCTTCTATAGAGCAATTTTCTGTACCTTCATTGAGTTGTCCGTGCGCTAAAACGTTAAACTCATTAGGTGCTATTTCTTCAAGAAAATTTCCATCAGGAGTATATACACCTCCTACGTTTTCGTAGTTAAAAGAGTCTCCTACTTTTTTTAATATGTCTCTTGATATAGTTTGATTTCTTTCATTATTTAACTCCGCTTTAGATCCAAAGTTAATCTCCGCGAGAGTATGCTCAACAATTTTTAACTTTTTTGTTTTAGAAAACTCTAAAGTAACTCTTCCTGGCCTATAGCCATTTCTTATAAATTTTCTATTTTTCTGATCCCAAATAGATAAGGACTCCATATCAAGCTCCTAATACTTCTGCGTAGTCTTCGTTAATAAAAGTAAATGTTATTGGAGATTGAGTTGAAGAAGCAATTAAACTTATTATGTTTTTATATACTCTAAAGCTTCTAATTGGGTTTGTGTTTACAAACGAAGCGTCTATAGAATCTAAAACTGCTTCTGGTGTATCTACGCAAATCCCATCGATCTCCTCAGATAGAAAAGGAAAGTTACAATCAGCAGGCGTTTGGACGTCATTTCCCTCGACTATTTGCAAAAGTTTTATTGACAGAGACTTTATTTTATTTACCACATCTAGTTCGTATATCTCATTAAATACTTCTTGATAATCTATTCCTCCGCCTAGGTCTATTGTCTGAGGATTTAATCTGTCTGTTAAAAGGGTGTTAATTTGAGAAGCATAAAATCCCAGCCCTCCACTATATTCTGAGTCGTCGTATTCAATAGAAACAGATGTCTCTATCGGTGTTATAGTAGGAGACATCAGCGAAACGCTTGTGCCTAAGGGAACTTTTTTATTAAATGCTTTTACAATATCTTGCCTGATACTTTGCTGAAGCTCCTTTCCGTCTTGATCTCCCACACATACCACAACGATTCCCGAAGTACTTTCTGAGTTGATATTAAGCATCTCTTCGTACGTCAGTACCTTAATTATCGAAGCATCTGGTGCAAGGATTCTCAGCTCATTTTCGTAATCTTCCGCAGAAATCAACCCTCTCCTTCTCAATAAAGAGAAAGCTTTTGATTTCATAGTTTCTATGGACTCTAAATCTTTTCCTCCTTGAGCAGCGGCATTATTAGTTACAGAATTAAGCCCTAGTATGTTTACATTTATTTTTTCTATTGAAAGAGCGGGGACATTATATGCCGTGCCCCATTTTTCCGCAGAAACAATTCCATTCGCTGAGTTAAGAGAATCTCCGATTTTTACTTCGTTTTTTAATACGAAATTAAGTCTGTTTGCTGTGGAGACAATCGTACCTGCAGGTATAATCACAGTTCTAGTAAACCCAGAAGTTTTTGTAAATGTAACTTCTGCAGCGGCTTTTGCTCCGATGGATCTTTGAATGCCTAATTGTCTAAGCCATTGAAGCGTATAGGCCTCAGGTAACGCGTTTAAATAATACAGTAACTCACTCTGCGCATATGCCTGACCTTCTACCAATGCTGATAAAGGAGATGCTGGACTAAAGTCATTTAGTTGTCCTTGAGACGCAAGAAAAATCTTGGTCTGCATATCTCTTACAAGAGCAGGAGTATTTCTTGGGTCTAATTGAAGAGGTAGGATTGGTACGTATATGTCAGCCATTAATTGTTACCAAGATTAATTGTAGCAAGATTAACGTTATAAATAGCTTCTTCTCCGTCAGATAGATTCGACCCGAATATCGAAGAATCGGCAAAATCTAATTGTAGGTTGTTGTAACTATCTGGGTTTAGTAAACTTTCACCTAATAGAGAGAACAGGGGATAGCCCACGTATCCTTGTAATATAGACTCTTTGATGGAAGAACCTTGTTCTTTAAGAGCAACTCCAGAATAATATTCTTGAGGAGAAATAGTTCCGTATATTCTTTCTACGCCTCTCTCGTCCTTAGTAGAAATTCCTTTTACATCCAGAGTAATAATGCTATCAGGTGGAGCTTGAGTAACTTTTGTTTTAGGATTATTTATTAACAAAGAAACAAAAGGTACAAAATCTTCTCCTGCGTATCCAAGTTCAATAAAAGCTTTTTCAATCTTTATAGCAAAATTAAATAAGTTTAACTCTAGTGGAATCGGATTAACAAATCTAAGACCTGCTTCTTCTAGGCTATCCGCAATTATCTTAGTCGGAGCAACAGAATACACAGAATTTTTATTTACGTTAGCTATAAATAAATCTGTTGCTATGCTAATAAACCTACCTACGTCAGTTACATAAATATCTACAAAGTCCGTAACATTTTCTGTAATTCCGTATTCTTCTATTACAACGGATCTAAATATATCTTCTATGAGTTTTCTTGTCCCTAAAAAATCTAGTAAAGCATGGGAAGGAAGCTGGGAGTCTAATGCTTTTGTTTTAGAGCTTTGCTTAATTTGATCTGCAACTGTGGGAAAGAGCGAAGAAGATCCGTAGGCAACTGATGCCAATCCGCCTATCGTAGAGAATTGATCCGTAAGAAAATTACTCTTAGCCACATTTGAAATTTATTTTACCTAATATAGCTTTAAACTGTAGAAGGCAGTTTAAAGATCAATAGACTAAATGCAATAGAATTGTAAATGAGTCAAGCATCTATTCAAATTTTAACTTCTAACGTTGTCGGAGAGGAGCCTTTCATCGGGGACTTGGATGAAGGCGAGCTTTTTGGCAATAGCGCCGATGGCAGAATTTGGATAGGGGATCCTATTGGATCTCCGATTGAGTTAGGTGGAGCGGCAAAAAATAATCCGATTGGTCCGCTTAGATTTTCAAACTATTTAGTTGTTGATGTAAGCAATCCAGATAACCTCCCTATTTCAAATACAAATCCCCTACTAATCCCTGTAGGGTTCTATAGAGAAGCAAGAATTTTAATTACCTTCCCGCAAGACCCCGTGTCAAACGTAGTTTATTTTGACTACCCAGTAGATTGGGGCTCCAAGAACTCTTGGTATATTAGATCTGACGGATTCACTGAAGGAATTCCTCTAGTAGCTACTGAAGAATTTGCAGATAATCCTATCGATGCGTATAGGAAAGCAGGCAGACAAATAATGGTAGAGTTGAGTTCATTTGGTCCTAACAACTCTTGGATAGGTAGATTACTCTGGATCAACGAAACCGAAATTTAAATTTTAACAAATTAAACTCCAATGCTTGATAAGATTACGTTCGTTAATGGAACAATCGTAACCAAAGAGTACCTCAATGAGGTGCAGAAGGGCACGGTATTTTCAGGAACACCTCCTAGAGCAGATTTTTATTCGATCTCTGACGACGATAATAGCACCTGGAATATTGGCGAAAGAGATAAAATAAAAGATTATGAGATTGCTAATCCTAGAGAGGAAAAGCAAACTTCGATCGGTAGATTAGCTTATGACGGTATTATCTTGGGCGGACCAAGTGGAATTACCCAAGTAAGCGAGGCAACATTTTCCAAGCCCCGCACCTTCTCTGTTATTGTGGGGTCGGATCAATCTGTCACAATTGATGCCGGAGGCACCCAAAAGGGAGTGATTGTAGAGGCGGGATCTATTGTTCTTTCTACAGGAGAGCTGTTTTCTTGGCCTCGTCAAGTTATCGGATTAATTTCTTCAACTGGTAAAAATTATATCTACATCGGGGAAAAAGGCGCAGACTTCTCTTCTCCGAAAATTATTATTTCAGAGTCATTACCTTCTTCTGCGTCCGTTCCTTACGTTCCTCTTGCGGAGTTAAACCTTACAAACGGAGATTTTAACGTAGACGCAGAACAGAATGTGATCGGGACCGGCGTAATCGATCTAAGGCCAAATCTTTTTGTCGGCGCGCTTAATAACTATTCCACCGGTGTATTAAAGAATACATCTATTATTAATGTCTCTACTCAGATTTCTTCTTGGGAAAGAGGTATTATAGATACCAGAAACGGATCGGTTATTATCACCCTTCCCGCCGATCCTTCAGATAATGACAGAGTCGCAATTGTTGATCTAGAGGGCACATTTGATAGCTACCCTGTTGTCCTCCGTCCTGCTCAAAACACTAGGATTAATGACTCTATAGACGACTGGGTGGTGAATATCCGCGATGCCCACATCGAGCTATTTTATCATGCGGCCACTGCAGAATGGAGATTTGAAGAAAGCCCAGGTGCAGAATGTAATCCTAAACTAGGTACGTTTATCAGCTGCGGGGGAAGAGAGTTTATTGGTGTTAGGACTGCAGGAGAATGCCCTGATGGCGAACTTGTTCCTGCAGAGTTTCCTAATCCTTCTGAAGGCGTATATAGATACGAAGCAGCAACTCAAAAATGCTATAAGGAGGTTAACTCAAATATCGCCGTGTATTCTAATGGCGAAGGTGGCCTGATCAAAGTATTCAAAGCAGGAAGATGCAGTAGAGCGGGTTCGAGTGGCCTAGGTGCTGAAGGAATTCTAAAGAATATTCTTTATGTAGATGCTGCTATTGGCGATGATAGCATTACCAATAACGGCACAGACTCTAACGTTCCTTTTAGAACGATTGAAAGAGCACTACTCGAGGCCGCAAGGGCAAGCAGAAGAGGCATTGGACCTGATGCATATGACACCACGGTGATCGAACTTGCCCCTGGTGATTATTATATTGATAACGCTCCTGGCGTTAACTCTATCTCTGGAATTAACACCGGAGAAAATTATATCCGTCAGGTAGACACGGGATTTTCTTCATTATCAGAGTGGACAGAACAAACCCCGTATGTATTGGTTGATACCAACGACTCCACTTCGACCCAACCTCCTGTTAGCTTAAACCTCGGTAGAGTTATTTACACCAAAGCTGGTGGCATCGGTACTATTTCTAAGCTAGAAAGAGAATCACTTACATCCTCTCGATGGAAAGTCTATCTTAACTATGTCCAGGGTACATTTAGCCCTAACGAGGCATTGTTCTTTAACAGACTATCCGATTTCAACCCATCAGAAGGCGGACTGGTTGTCCCCAGAGGTATTTCGATCAATGGCGTTGATCTTAGGAAAGTAAGAATTAGACCTATGTACGTTCCTGCCCTGACCCCAGGGCAAAACGTAGCTCAAGATCGCCGGACATACATGTTCAAGGTGACAGGCGGCACGTACATATCTCTGTTGACATTTGCCGACAACCAACAATTTACAAGGTCTCATAACACAGTTACTTGTATTGGTTTTGCTTCTGAAGCAGAGATTAGAGGATCGGAAACAGAAACCTCTTATTATCAAAAAGTCGGCTCATTGTTCAAAGAGCTTGATGGATGGGGCGGTGATAGCCTAATTCCTATCGACGCAGAAACAAGAATTGTTGCGCCTCTTGCTGCTGATAAAGCGGATCGCTCACAAGACCTAGAGCAGAACCAAACCGGTACTCCTACACCCGACCTTGATCCAAACTCCCCGAATACCTACCCTGGAGCCGCGTTGCTCAAGGTTAATGAGTCGGGCTCGACTACGTTCTACAAACTTCCTGACGTAAACTCGACAAGATCTTCATCGCCCTATGTATTTAATTGTTCTGTTAGATCGATTTTCGGTCTCAATGGAATGTGGGTTGATGGCTCTAGAGTGTCTGGATTTAGGTCCATGGTTACCGCTCAGTTTACCCAGGTATCTCTACAAACCGACCCCAACTGTTTCGAAACACCTTCGATCGGTTACTTCCTCGATCCTCCTACAAACAAAGAGACTGGCGAGGGTAAAAAATATAAGAACTGTATTGCCGATCCTCTTAAGTACCGTCATTGGGGCTTCAGAGGTAGTTACGACGCGACAATTCAGTTAGTTTCTTGCTTTGTAATTGGCAACGCAGATCACTTTATTTCTGACTCTGGATCTGATCTTTCGATCACCAACTCCTGCTCAGACTTTGGAGATATTTCACTTAGATCCCAAGGATTTAAAGACAGAGCATTCTCTCAAGACGAAGGCGTGCCCCAAGGTACTTATCTTGGCACAAAGATCACAGAGATCATTCCTCCTCTACCTCTGTCCTACACCACCCTTGCTAACGGCAGAGCACCGACTATTACGGACACAATTATCAATACCGGGATTACTTTAGATTATCCCGAAACATTAAATTATGTAGAGACAAATAGCCTAGGATCTGAGCCTCCTACTATTTTCAGAGTTTACATTCAGAACTCTGATATCGGAAACGTATTCTCCTTAAATAATCCTCCGAGCGCAAGCGACGTCGCCTTTGGACAATACTCATACACCAAAGATCTAGGAGACGGACAGTACGCTCTTGCTGGAGGTGACACCAGACCTAATCGTAAGAGAATTTACATCTCTGGTTTTGATGAGAATGGCAGTTCAATTCTTTACACAGGAAATCTTCAGCTCCAGTCAGAAGGCACAGAAGGTTTTGCCGAACTAGACGGCAGATCTAAAATCTTTGCCTGGGACGCTGCTCTTGGCAAATGGTATATTACTATTACAACAGCGGGGATTCCTGAGGAGTTCGCGAATGCAAACGCCGATGATGGCGGAGATGAAAATGGCGATGGATTCCTAACTAAGAGATTCGATTATGCCTTCAGATACAAGCTTTCTTCTAGCACGGACTCACAGACCCTGATCTTTAAGTCCCTAGATTTTATCTTTGATAAGAGCCCTGTTAAAATTATCAGAGGCGTTGATCAAAGAACCGATGAAGAAAGAATCTATAAAGTTATTCTTGAAGGGTATGAAAGAGAGTCGGGTATTAGAACCCCACAAAGTTACTACATTCTAGAGAAGCAAAAAGGTGTTGCCGGATATCCTTTGAATGGAGGTAATGAGCTCGGAGACGATCCTCTCGTAATTACTCAAGTTCAAACTTTTGATAGCTACGCGCGTCCTGGAGCAGTGGATACAAAATATCCTGGTAAGTACGTCGTTCTTCTAACTCAGTCTTCCGACGCAAGAAGCGTATTTCTTGGAGATGTATACCCCTCTCAAGATAGAGACGAGCCGGAGCTAACCGAAGACCCCGACAACTCTATTACAAAGGTTGCCCTTCAGAAGATGAAGGATAGACCATCGGTATTTTTCTCTGCTCCTGTAGCAACCGGAACATCTTCGATATTTATTAAGACAAAGTCCAACTCAGGCACTGCGGGATTCCTCACGAGCTTACGTAGACCTTCTGTGATTAGAGCCTCTGGTCATACGTGGGAGTGGACAGGATATCTTAACTACGATACAGCGTTCCCAACGTACCAAGGCGAGCCTCTTGAGCAAGATTACGCTCTTGGCAAAATCATTGTCGAGGAGTTTGGCGGTAGAGTGTATGCCACCGGCATGAATGAAGAAGGTAATTATTACCTTGGTACGACCGTATTTGACCTGCGTTCTGGAGAACAGTTCTCCATACCTCTCAAGGCAGAGAACGAAGTCGGTAATGTAACCAACCAAGTACTAAATAACGTTGTTATTAAGAGCAATCTGCTTGTTTCAGATAATGCTTCTCTTGTACTTGGAAGAGGTACGAAGATTTTCTTAAGCCAAGATACTGAGTTCAAGAGTTTAACAACAGGTGATATCACTGCATCTAAAAATCCGATCAGTGCCTATGCTTCAACCTCCAGAGCCGGATTGGTTCAGTTAGCGTCACTAGAGGAAATTAGAGGCGCTGCAGCTGCGAAAAACGCCGGAACTTCTGATAAAGTAGTCGTTACTGCAAGAAACCTTGCCGAAGAGTTAAATATTAGATTTGAAAATAATCTAACGCAAGGCACCGGTGTTATCGTCCAGTCGCAACAAATCGATCTCACCCCCAATGACCCAGACGACGATCCTATTACACAATTCACTGTTGGTGTTGATCCTGCCTATTCTGGATTTACTCCGGTTGGTGGCATTATCATGTGGTCTGGATCTGTAGTTCCTACAGGTTGGGCGTTATGTAATGGAGACACTGTAAATGGGGTATCTACTCCAAACCTCCAAGATAGATTTATTATTGGTAGCGGCGCAAACGCGGTAGGATCGACCGGTGGGCCTTCTATTGCCGGAGCAACAGACGGAACTACGCTCTCTGTGGATGATATTCCTCGTCACTCTCACGGACTTCCGTTTGTAAGTGGAACCGTTTCAACTGGGGAGGCTGGTTCTGCTTCTGTTGCAGTTCCTGGCGATGCAGAAGTTGGCGCTGGTGGATCTGGAGCTAGTGCTCTTAGAAATCTCAATGATTCTAATTCCCACTCTCACACGCTATCTGGTGTAACCGACATAAAACCTGCCTGGTATGCCTTAGCATTTATCATCAGAGTTAGCTAATAACTAAATAAAAATAATAAAGGCCCGGCTCAAACCCGGGCTTTAAAAGTTTATATAGATACGTAATTAGTTATGATTTCTATTGTTTCTAAATCTGGTAAAAAAGCCAGAGCGCCAAAGTGGTGGTTGAGGTTTGGAGAATCTCTTCCTAAATTTTCTATACCTGCTTTAAGGCCTAAAAAATGGACAGAAAAGAACGCTAATTTTTGGATATCTCTCATCCCTGCAAAATGTCCATTTGAAAGGCAACTCTGGGCGGGTAATACGCTTATTCTGTATATTCCTCCGCTATGCGCCCTAAACCCTCTTTCTAAACAACTCTATTCTTTAAAATTAGAAGCTCAGACGTACCTTTACGATAAAAAACACTTGTAGCAGTATATACATATATTAGTTTTAAAAAATTGAAATAAAGTTTAAAGATTCCCGCGGCTGGTTGACAAGCGTCCCCTAGCCGTGATATAATTACTAAGTGAGTCAAAGAGAGATCTTTCACTCCGAGAGACAAAATTACCCAAAGGAACTAAAACAAATGTCTTTTACTATTAACACCATTGACGTATCCACCAGCGCTCCTTCCCTCGCTCCTCTTGCAGGACGCGAGTACTCCAGTGAGTATACCCAGCTTCCTAACGCCAACCTTCCCAAGGCTATGCGCAAGGACCTCGGTACTGTGTTCCAATTCTTGACTACCGAAGAGCTTCCTCTCGATGAGAATACTTTTCTGATTAAGTCTCGCGATAGCATCTACTTCCGTCTTTTTGGCCCTGTGCTTAAAGTTGGCGCTGATGGTATCGAAGGAACCGAAGATGGTAAGCTTTATGTTCAGTGGGGGCCTCGTTTCATCCCTCTGAATCTTGGCAAAAATGGATTTACCACGTCTGATGGTAAAGAGATCGAAGCAGAATTTGGCTCTTATAACTTCTCTGGGCGCGGCGAAGACGCTGCTTTGTTTGTTGCTGTGGATGTAGAAAACGGACAAACTGTTCTTCCTGTTGCTGTGCGATTTACGGATTGGGAAAACCCGACCGAGCCTAAGGCAATGAATGCCCTGATTAAGAAAAAGCCCGAGGACATTATCGGCCTACTTCAAAAAGTTACCGCAAAAGGCGGCGGTAGCAGCGGACCTCGTATCGAGGCAACTGACGAGGTTGATTTCCGTGATCTTGAGGTTAACGTACCTTACGAAGTTATCGGATATTATCCTTGCAAAACCTCCTATGGTTTGACCTACCGAATTCTTATTAAGGACTATCCTAACGATGGCGCAATTGCCGGCGCATGGGCTCACAGCTCCATCCGTCCACTTCTGGCAACCAAGCCTGAGATCAACCAGGACAAGCCTGCAACTTTGACGATCCGAAGCAAAGAAGAACTCGATTCTGGAAAGATTCGAATTCGCTCAACACTTTTGTTGTCCCAACAAGAAACCGATGAGTCTGCTCTTTCTCTGGATTTTTGAGATTAACTTTTAACTAAATAATCTTTGCCCAGGGAAGAACTACCTTCTCTGGGTTTTTTGTTTAAAGAAAATATACGACAAAAAATATAATGGAAGAGAACAATTTAATCATACCTGAAGGCTGGACTACGTACTCAGAAGAATGCGTAAAGTTAGTAGAGCCAGGCCCTCAAACCGGAGAAGACGACTACCACTCTAAGTACGTAGATCCCAACGGAAAGTTTGGTGCTGCTAAGGTTGAAGGTGGAGAAGCCAGTTCGTACGGAGGCTGAGAAGGGTTGATCTGGCAAAGATTCCATGTTAGAATGGAGCTATCTATGGTTCTTTCATGGCCGAAAACATTCTTTTAATTTCTGATATTCATTCCAGAAATGATGCTTTATCAAAATTAATTGACAATCTCTCTTCTCAGTTAGATTCCTGTCATCTCGTGTTTTTAGGAGATCTTAACGACTGTAGAGATAAGTCATATCAAAAAGAATGTTCTTTTACTGAAGTATATAAATTAGTTCGTCAGCTCTGCGACGAAGGATACGCCACACTTATCCACTCAAACCATGCACAAAATCTTTGCGATCATTATTTACAAAGACGCAAAGTAAGAAAAAACATTGTAGGATTCAAGCGTACCCTTGAAGAGCTCGATTGTCTCGGAGATATTGAGCGATCTGAAATGATCTCTTGGCTAGATTCTCGCCCGCTCGGTGTAGATTTTACTCTAGATAACGGAAAAACTTACTACGCTTCTCATGCATTTTATGATCTTCGCTTGGATTATTCTCAACAAAACAAACTAACTAAAGAGGAAATAGACAGAACTCTGAGGGGTAATAAAGCCACATGGATGTGGCAAGGAAAACAATATTCAAAACATGTCGGCTTCTGGAGAAATCCAAAACGTTGGGGAGCAATCGGCTCTAACGTATTATGCTCTGGACATTGGGAACAAGTTATTATCACTGATAACTGTGTGGTAAATGATCCAGGTGGCCACCAAACTAATGGCACCATCGGTGTATTCGATTGCATTAATCATAGTATTACTATTTACAATAATTGATCATGTCCAGCATTCTTGAGCACAATCCACTTATTTTCAAAGTTAATGGTGGTTTTGATTACCCCGAGTTTTATGAATACTACGAGAAGGCTGTTGCCAGCGTCTGGAGACATCAAGAGGTGGCAATGGAAGCAGATCTGCGCGATTGGCAGTTTAACTCTGCGCCGGAAGAAAGAGCCGTAATTGCGGGTATTCTCAAGGGATTTGTAAGTGCAGAGCTAGGCATCGGATGCTATTGGGCAGACAAAATTTGCTCCATCTTCCCTAAGCCAGAGATCCAGGCTATGGCCCGTGCGTTTTCTTTCTTCGAGACAATTCATGCGGGTGCTTATTCCTACCTCAATGATGTTCTTGGCCTTGATGAATACGACGCATTTATCAACGATCCAATTGCAAAAGAAAAAGTAGAGACTTTTTTCTCTAACTATTCAGATAAAGTTTCCCTTGCAGTTTTTTCTGGAGCAGGAGAAGGAGTTAGTTTGTTTAGTTCTTTTTCTGTTCTTCTTAGTTTTAACAAAGATGGTAGATATAAAGGTCTATCTCAAATTATCTCCTGGAGCGCGATCGACGAGCAAATTCATTCCGAAGCCGGGTGTAAGTTGTTCCGCCATCTTGTCGAAGAGACCGGGCTAACTAACGAAGAAGAAGAGGCAGTATACGAAGGGTTTAGGTTGGTTGTGGACAATGAAGTGAAGTTTATTGATAATATCTTTAATGGCTACAAACTTTTTACAATTGACGCTGAGGAGTTGAAATCTTATATTAAGAACAGAGCTAACGAGCGACTTTGTCAGCTTGGACTTGCTCAAATCTTCAAATTATCTACTAACGAACTAACTCAGGCAAAATCGATTGCAGCGTGGTTTGATCCAACAATCAGAGGTGCAAGTAGCAATGACTTCTTCGCCCAATCTAGAGACGGATCTAACTACTCCTCTAAGATTTCCCAAAATTTTATGTCAGTAGACCTTACATCACTTGATCTTGTACTTACATGATTAAAGAACCTTACTACGAAAAAAGTATTGGTAAATGGGTTGTAGACTGCGGGACCCATCTCCATTATTTTGCAGATGGGGAAACCGCAGATGATTTTTTTATAATTAACAAGGCGAGAAAAAATGAAAAGAAGATCACCGGACGTGAATCAAAAGCTAATGAGTGAGCAATTTGGAACTATGGTTTTAATCACAGATCCTAAATCAGAGATTTATTTAAAAAGAGCTAAAAAACAAACTAACAAACCTCCTAAAAATAGATTGATGCGCCATTGTGGAGGTAAAAATGGCTTCGATGATTACGTAGAACGCTGGCATGAATGACTATAACGTACCCGACGGTTGGTCGGAGTTTTCAGAAAAATGGAAGAGATGGAAAAACTCACCCTACGAGGTGAGCAATATGGGCCGAATTAGAAGAGGCGGGGAAATTCGCAAACCTCGTGACGACGACCGTGGACATTTCAGAGTTAACTTAACATGGGATGGCAATCGAGAAGAACCTAAGCTTCATCACATGGTGATGAAATTATTTGGTCCGCCGAAGCCTTCTGGAGATCCGGTTATTATGCATAAAAATAATAACGGTAAAGATAATCGTCTTTCTAACTTAAAATGGGGAACCACGAGTGAAAACACAAAGCAAGCTTATGATGACGGCTTGATTGACAAGTAACTAATTAAGAATTTTTTGCTTAGTTAGTTAGTTTTTTTGATATAATACTAATAACTTACATTTTAATATGACATTGCAGGTTCCTGACTGGATGAGTCAAGAAGCCGTTGATACCCTCTCACGCGGTTATCTCTGGCAAGCTGAAACCCCGCGAGGTATGTGGGAAAGAGTGGCCAACCATGCGGCTAAAATTCTTAAATATGAAAAAATTTCTCAGGACCTATTTGAAGCCATGTGGAATGGGTATATTGGCCTAGCCACGCCTGTTGCCGCAAACTTCGGAACTTCTAGAGGATTGCCGATCAGTTGCTACTCTGTGCATCTTTCTGACTCTGTTCAGTCTATTTACTCCCATCTTAAAGAAGTTGCTGCTCTGTCTAAAAATGGCGGTGGAGTCGGTGTGTATTTCGGAGATATTCGCCCGGCTGGTTCTCCTATTAGCGCTGGGGGCAAAAGCACAGGCGTGGTGCCATGGGCTCAGCAATACGACCTCGCTGCATCAGTGGTTAGCCAGGGAGGCGTGAGGCGCGGTAGCTTTGCAATCTATCTCCCTATCACCCACCCAGACCTTCCCGAGCTTCTCCGCTCTAAAGACCATTCTCAAGGCGATCCTCGTAAATTCGTAGATAGCAACGTCGCAGTGACAGTCGACGATGAGTTTATTACTGCAATGCTTCGTGGCGATGTAGAAAAACAAAAACTTTTCGGCGAAGTATTAAAGATCCGCATGGTAAGCGGGTCGCCGTACATCGTGTACATCGACAATGCTAATAAGCAAAATCCAGAGTGCTACAATCAAAGAGGGCTCAAAGTTTCTACCTCAAATCTCTGCTCTGAAATCTTCCTACACACTGACGAAAATCACTCTTTTGTTTGCGTACTTAGCTCTCTTAATCTTGCTAAGTACGACGAATGGAAATCATGGGTCGGCCCCAACACAGGGAAAACCGTTCCAGAACTCACGACGTACCTCCTAGACGCCGTTGTGGAGGACTTTTGCCATAAAGCAGAGCGTTTGCCATCTATGGGCCGGAGTGCGCGTTTTGCCAGGAAATCAAGGGCGTTAGGCATTGGTACAATGGGACTTCATGCCCTATATCAGCACCGTGGTTATGCCTTTGAATCCGAAGATGCAAGGAAGCTTAATATTGAATGCCACAAGTTCATCCGCGAAAAAGCAGAAAAAGCATCGAGGCAAATGGCAATTGACTATGGCGAGCCAGAATGGTGCAAGGGCAATGGAATGAGGCATACTCATTTGATCGCTATCGCGCCGACGCGGTCGAATTCTGTGATTAGCGGAGCAGTGTCTCAGGGGATCGAGCCGATCGATTCAAATTACTATGTTGCAAAGCAAGCAAAAGGAACATTTGTTCGCAAAAACCCGTATCTTGTTCAGCTTCTTATCGGCCTAGGTAAAAATACCGAAGAGGTGTGGGAAAGTATTCTTGAGATGAGAGGTAGCGTTCAGCATCTGAACTTCCTTACCGACTCTGAAAAGAAGATGTTCCGAACAGCGCGGGAGATTGATCAGTTCGAGCTAATCCGCCAGGCCTCTGACCGCCAGCCATACATTTGCCAAGGACAGTCCCTTAATCTCTTTGTTGATCCTGAGGCACCACCTGATTATCTGTTTAAACTTCATCTCAGTGCCTGGAAATATGGACTTAAGAGCCTATATTATTTGCGCAGTTCTTCGTTGTTGGTTAAAAAATCTTCTATGAAAAAGGCCCAAAAACCACGAGTAAAAATTATTACAAAATCAGATTGCCCATACTGCGTTAAGGCAAAAGAACTTCTCAAGGAAAACGGTATTTCTTATGAAGAGGTAGATAGGGCGCAAGTAGAAGACTTCCCATATAAAACCGTACCTCAGATATGGATTAATGGAAACTATATTGGAGGGTACACAGATCTTGCGGAAGAACTTAACCAATCAGACGAAGCTTCAAAGTACAAAGAATGCGCTGCTTGTGAGGGATGACAAAATATCACAGAGGGCAATATCCGGCCCTCTTTCTCTGATATAATTACACAAGAAATTTAAAATCCATGTTTGATTACGTTCAGTTTATCAACGAAGGCTACGCTTCCCAGCAAAAATACGCTAAAGCAGCTGGTCAACCAGGACCTCTTGATCCTGATCTTTCCCGAGAGGATCGTCATGCGAAAGTGATCGAGCACCTGGGCCATCTCATTGAAGAGACTATTGAAGCTCGGGTGTATGTCCCTAGGCGCAGTTGGAAGAACAATGAACCTTCCTTCCTCGATAATGATAAAAATCGCGAAGAGTTTATTGCAGAGATGTTTGACATCCTTTTATTTTTTCGAGCAGCGCTGGCTTATGCCGGCGTTAGCGGCGAGGAGTTTGCAAAGATTGCCGAAAAGAAAATGAACTATAACTCTAAACGAAAAGACCATAACGTTAATGGCACGGCTTCTGCTTCACAAAATCCCGCGGAAGAACTTCAGGGTAATTGTGATTCTACTAATTTTAATGGCTAAAGATTATAGGGCATTTGGTGAAACCAAGTGCCATTTTTGTGACGGGCGAGGATTCATTATCCTCCAGCAATCAACTCTAGAGGGTAAAATCCTCCCCAATCACGTAGAAGAATGCGAAAGATGTAATGGACAAGGATTTTTTAAACAAAATAGCTAGAGGGCAAATACTTGTTCTCAACGCGACCTACGAACCAATCAATATCACAACGTGGAAAAGAGCCTTTGTGCTCCTTCTTAAAGAGAAGGCCCAGGTAATTAATCATAGAGTAATTCGCCTTTTAGAATATATTAAAATTCCTTTCACAAAACTAAAAAATAACAAACCAACTAGGAGCGCTATTTATCAACGAGATGGGCACAAATGCCAGTATTGTGGCTCCACAAGAAAGCTTACCATAGACCACATTATCCCTAGATCTAAAGGTGGGACAGATGACTGGGATAATTTGGTTGTTGCTTGCTCATCTTGCAATATCAAAAAAGCTAATAAATATCTTGAGCATACTGGAATGAAGCTTATTCGCAAACCTACTCAACCTCGCACTCATCTAGACATTGCTATTTCCCAAACAAATATGACAGAATGGCATGAGTTTTGTTTCTTAGTTTAAAATAGCAGTAGAGGGAAAATGTAATTATTTACACTGTTCCCTTCGTTCATCGGAGAAATAGTTGTGCTTCTCTGACGCAAGTAAGTCGCGGAACGGAACGTTCATTCTCTATTCGGAAATAGAGAACGCAAACGACTGAAGGAACGGGAGATTTAAACCTCACCCTAGTATTTCAGGAGTAAATAAAATGAACGCACTTCATTTGATCAAAAAGCAGATTCAAAAAGCCTCTGCACTTCATGATGCACAAATTCACCACACAGCTTATCGCGGTTGTGAGTTTTGTGTCGGCACCCATGAAGCAAAGGAAGTTCATGGTACATTTAATTACCGTGGGCATTCCTACACAAAGTGATTGAATTATCTGCATAATAAAGAGAGGGGCCCTTATCGGAACCCCTCTTTTTTTTATATCGACCAAATTTGCTCCATAGGTTTTTTATTGGCTATGTTTGATTGGCGAAGAATTTTTGGAGTTCCGTCGTCTTTAAGTTCGGGATCTATCCATTTCCTTTTACCATCGAGCGCAGCGGCGACTTCGCTAATCCAGTCTCCGGCCGTGCATGCCGGAACATTTTGACAACAAACGTTTGCGTTTTTGCTATCTACTTGGACTTTTTTATTAAACTCACGAGGAAAACCCATTAATCCTAAAAGTTCTGATGTAGTTAGCCATCTATCTTCGTAAGGATGCATAAGATGCGGTGCTGTTTTCCACATCATCGATTGAGTTCTATGCCAAGCTAACTTCATACTTCCGTCCATAATATTCTTACCATTGGCTTTTTTCTCACGAGTGTAGTTTAGCCATCTATTTACTCTTTCATCACGGACGACTACGCAAGCCTCATCCAGCCAACCAGAGTTATAAATTACTTCCCATACACTAACCATCTTCTTTGCAGCAACAATGCTCAATATGTCCTGAGTTGTCGATCCTCTATACTTCTCTTTAATAAATTGCCACAAAGGGTCGTCGGAAGGTCTGGTGCTCTTTGTATTCACAAGAGGGCTCGGAGCAAATTCCCCTTCCTTAATGAATTTATGAAAGGGTTTATAGTCTTTGTTGATAGGCTCGAGCACAGGGACTTTCTTTCCTTTCCATAGAAAGAAGAAGCTACGTGTCCTCTCTTGAGGTACTCCGTGCTTGATTGTTGATGTCTTAATCAGACTCATTGTATAATCATGTTTCTGCGCTAGCCCGTTTATCCGCTCAGCAAACTCTTCTCCCATCTTGGAAAATAGGGTGGGTGCGTTCTCTACCATGATAGCCTTAGGCTTAATGGTACTCATAGCGTACTCCGATGCATGGATCATATGCATATTGCTGGGAGCCTGACATCCTCTGGGGTTGTTGGCCATATCACCACTTGTGGTATTGGCCATAGATAGCCCGGCGCATGGCGGCAAAGATGTTACAATATCTACGTACTTCTTTGGATAGGCGTCTTCATCCAAGTTAAAAAATGGAATTTCTGAAAAGAATTTTAGACAATATGAATCATTCAGACCGAAAGTATCAGACCATGATGCAATCCACTCTGGATCACGACCGAGAGCGTTGGTTGTGCCTACAACCGAACCACCAACAAGAGGGATTATATGACCGTGGGAATATGACATAAAAAATAGACAATCGTCGGATCTTTAGACTGAATGATCTCAGTTTAAAGTATGAAGAGATATAGATATGTGCTACGAAGCATGACGGATAGGATTAGCTATAACGCCCCAGATGACTGGGGTATTTCAGAAAAAGAATCGTGGGTTAGTTTTGAAGAGCTAAAGGATAATGGTGCCCCGGTCCTTGAGGGTAGAGACGTTGTAGGTTTTATTGAGTTTGCACAAATTAAACTCGCTCCTAATAAGCCTCCTGGGGCAACTTCTTGGCGATCTATAGATAATAAGCCAGTGCAGCTGGATCCATCGACTAAAAGATGGAAGTATGTTCGAGCAAAGCCTCAAGCTGAACAGAAAAACACTCCCGCTCAAAGAATGGAGCAGGCTAGAAAGTCTGGTCAATGGAAAGGCCCAGTAGACAAAGAGACTCCTAAGAATAAGCCCGAGCCTAAAGTTAAGCCAGAAATTAAAAAGCCTGAGCCTAAAGAAAAGAAAATCGCTCCGGCTCCTGCGCCAGAAACAAAACAAGAAAAAGAACCAACAGCAACTAATATTGATAAATATGCTCTTGACGTTGTTTCAGAAGAAGATGCAAACCGAGTAGCCGACTTAGCTGCTAAAGGATCTCAAGACCCCATGTTTAGATCGGGTCAAATTACAATTAAAGAGATAGATGGGCATTACTCTGGAGCTTCTCCAGTTCAAGAATTATTTAATAAGTTCCCACAAAACGTACGAGAAATATCTGACGCGATAAAAGAAGGAAACTTGGATGCAAAAATAAAAATGAAGGGCGGAAAGGAAGTAATGACTGTAAGAGAAATTGCTTCTCAGGCAGGAGTTAAAAATGAAGAATTGCAATCTCTTTCAAACTTTATTGAATTACTCGACTCTCAGACAGAATCAAATGGGGCATGGAGAACTTCTGCAACTTATAGTTTGTCTCCAGGATTAGATTACGCGTCTGCAAAAATGATCGAGCAAAGATCTGATCTTGCTAATTCAGAAACTTCTGTTCAAGACATCAGAACCAAGGCTTATTCTTTAGGAGCTTTAAATGACGATAGTAAAGGATGGTCTTCTCTATCACCAGCGGCCATTGATTTAGCCTTTGAGTTAAGGACTGCAAAACAACGAGAAGCATTGAAAAAGAGCGGCACTCCTAATTATTTTTACGACCCTACGGCATCAAATCAGCAGGGTAAAGCAAATAGTATAAGAGGCAGAATGGCTTTATTTATGTACGCAAGGCAGGGTGGTAGAGACTGCTACGCTACAGGAGGAAACATAAAACCCGTTGGTGACTTTCAAGTAGAGCATATTGAGGATATGTCCTCTGGAGGCAGAGATCACAAAGATAATCTTGCTTTATCAGTAAAATATGTCAACGAAGCAAGAGGGTCTATGTCTTTACCCAATCTTCAAAATTTAGGAGAAAGAAAGGCAAAAGAAGTTGATAAAAACTTAGCAAACCCAGACGGACAATTTTTACAGGCAAGATTGGGCGCCTTACAAAAAAGAGGAATTCACGACGCTTTAAGCGCAACTGCGTCACCTTTAAAGGGTAAAGTATCTGATTTAATTAGCCCGGCTTTCTTCGAGCTAATTTTATCTAATCAAGAAAAACTTCCTGAAGATTTAAAAACTTCTCAAGGAGCTTTTGATTCGTTTGTGGAAGAAATAAATAGCAACTTTGAAGGAAGTGTAAAAATTACAAGTTTGTCCTCTACTAAGCTAAATAATCTAGTTTCTTCTCTAGAAAACTTGGGAGCAGACCCAGATAAAATAAAAGATTATCTTGGTAGAATCGCTTTCAACAACTATCACGACGGAAGCAGAGGAACTAGAGGAGGAACAAATGAAAGTCCGGCCGGGCTAACCTCTCTTGAAAATAGGGCACTTGGAAAACCGGATACTATCTCTGAAGATAGGTACGAGCAGCATACACAAATGATTGCTGCTTCCCACGCCGCAATTAGAGACGCAAGAGAGGCATTAATAAAAGGAGAGTCGAAAAATAATGTAGAATTTCACGAAGTTCTTTCTAGAAGCTTACATTTTATTTCTGGAAAAGCAGAAGACTCTCCTGAATGGATTAAAGCTCGTCCTTCTAATCCAAGAGACATTTTATTTACAGTAGATACTTATTTAAAAAATTTTCCTCCTGAATCAAAAGTAGGAAATAACCTTGATGGGTTATATCTCTCTGCCGCTATGAGCCAATACGGATTTAGCGCAGAAGAAATTGCTAATCCTAATTTGCTAACACAAAAAGCTAAAAGAACTCAAGCCGAAAAGTTAAGAGCTAACTTAAAGTTAATTAGAGGCGGAAACAATGAATGATAAATTTTTTACAGCCTTAGAAAATATTTTATATAGATTAAATACTACATTAGGGGAACTAAATTTATCTTCTGATGAGTTATACGCCTATTCAAAAAAATATAAGTTCAACCGCGATGAGCTTGAGGCTTTTATAACCGAAACTCATAAAAAAATGAAAGAAAGCCCTAAAGAAGATAACAAACAATTTACCGAGGCAGACTACCTCGAGTTAATTAAGTTATCCCGTAACTCCGAATTTGCCGATTCTATGGTATATTATAAGGGCAAAGTCCTTGGACGTTGTCCAAAAGGCACTTCAAAAATTGGCAAAACTTGCGCCCCCTTAGAAACCGGCGACAAACAAATAAAATATAAGAAACAATCCCTTGGTGGCCTAGCTAGTTCTCAGGTAAAAAAGCTGTCCAAGGCAAAAACTATTGAGCAGATCATTGAAGCTCATAAAGCACAAGAACAAGAAAAAGAAGAAAACAATGATTGAAAAATTACAGAAGCCCATCCGTTTTGACAAAGAGGTGGGTTGGTTGATAGTAGCACGTGATGGTGAAAAGTTTTACGTTGCCAAAGAAGATAGTATTTCGGAAAGCGATTCTGTCGATCTTCTTGATATGAAGTCAAAATCTCTCCTTCAATGGGCCCTTGAGTTTGACTATCCTCTCCGTAAGTTTGTAAAGCTCCAAAAAACCTTGGTTCAGAAATTTTTTGGATCTTGACATAGTCACCAAAATATGATATGATAGGGCCGTAGTCTAATAATTTTCTATGGCCCTTAGTTTTGATCTTCAGTACATTAAAATTGCTAAAGAAATCCTTGATGATGGGGTCGAGGTAGTAGGTCGTAATAATCTTCGTTACAAGCAAGTATTTGGTCAGACAATCTGCATCGATCTTCGTGATGGCTTTCCTGCGCTCACTCTTCGCAAAATGCCCGTCCGCAACCTCTTTAGAGAGTTTATGTGGGATGTAAACGGAAACTATGAAGTTAGCAATCTCGGCCCTGCAAAGCACTTCTGGGACTTCTTGGCCGATGCCGAAGGCCGCCTTGCAGGATCATACGGACGGAGTTGGAGAGCTTGGCCACAAGTTTGTCCTGAGCAGGATATGCAATGGGAAAAATTTCGTGAAACGCCATTTGACCAGCTCAAGTGGATTTGGGAACAACTCCGTGCTAATCCAACAAATCGCCAACTTGTTCTTCAAACTCTCAATCCTGCTTACGATTCTCTTCACTGCCCTCCTTGTCACCCTAATATCACTTTTTCTAGTGACGGGACTTATCTTGATATCCTAGTTAATGCTCGGAGTAATGACATGGCTACCGGTGTCCCTTTGGATATGTTCAGATACGGCCTTCTTTGCACAAAGATGGCACAAGATTCAAGTCTTACGCCTCGGTATGTAATGTTTGCTTCTGCTAATAATCATATCTATTCTCAGAACGAACTAGCTATTCGCTCAATTATCAAAAACATCCCTCTTGGTAAATGTGAAGTTTTAATTAATTCAGACAAAACTCTTTTCGATCTGGATCCTGAAACAGACTTCGAACTTATTGATTATAGTTCTTACGGAAACGTACGAATGGAGGTTGCTAATTGATAGAGTATGATTATAAAACAACTCTGCTAGAAGATGTTTTTGAGGTAGAGAAGGACCCTCTTCTCCCGATTTATGTCATAGACTTTAAAGTCGCTGCCCATTTTATCAATGGGTTTTATGACATAATGCATGAAATTGCTAAGGGAAACGAAAAACTTCTCAGGGATTTAATTAAAGCTATGTGGGCCTATAGATTAAATCGTGGGCCCGATATGCTCGCACCCTTTGATTTTATAGGCATCATTGCCGATGACAAAAAAGGAAACGTTGAGGATAACGCCTCCGTAAGCGGAAAAGGATACTGGAGGCATATTGAAGCATATAAACTTCAAATGCAAGAGTATAAAGCTGGCAGAGCGCCAAAGGCAGATAACTTCATCCTAGTACAAGATATCGGATATGAATATATCCAAAGTCCTAACTCGTCGTTTCATTATTTCTGCAAAGAATTTTTCGAGGCAGACGACATTGCGGGAAAAATTGCCCGAATGAAAAGATCGGCATCTCCACGGTCTAATTTGGCAAAACGTCAAGTTCTCCTTGGCACTCTTGACGGAGATTGGCAGGGTCTTGTGTCCAATAAGCATAAGATCTTATGGTGTAATACGGGCCCATGGTTACCGCGTATGCGCGGAGAAGCCGAGGTTATTGACTACTATCTCCGCAAAGAAGGTTTAAAAATAAATGAAGCACGAGAGTGCTACACAGTAAAAGTAGAGGTGGGAGACATCGGCGATGGTCTCCTGCCCGGTTCTCCGCTCCGATTTTTTGACCTATATAACGAAGATGAAACGTGGAATTTCTCAGAGGAAGATACCTCGTGTCTATCAAAAATACTTGATTCAAATAACAGATCAAACCGGCAAGATCATTTTAATTCCGCGAAAAAATTTCTTCTCGCACATGGGATGTTCCTCCCAGAACTTGCAAAAACTGAAGACCACGACAAACAGCTTTTCTTTAGCAAGTCGAATAAGATACGCAAAGAGAAAGCTAATCCAGAACTCAAAGGGCGTAATAAAAAAGTGTGTATGGAGGCCCCTCAAGAGAATTTTGAAAAATGTAAAGACCTTGTGGTTAAAGACGAAGACATCAAAATAAAAATTAAATACGAAGAACAGAACTTAAAAGATTGCGGGGAAGATAAGCTTTGTAAAAAAGCTATTCGTACAGCGATCAAAGCCTATAAGTCTATTCGCGAAGATATAAAAGAAAAGCTTAGCTCTCTGTCAAATAAATAACTGTCACATCCTCCTTGACATAGCCATCTTGGAGGATTTATAATATAAACCTAAGCTTAACTACTCTATGCCTCGTAAGAAAAACGAAAAGGAACACGACTCAGCATTTGCGACACTTACTCCCAGCACTCCTGCTGAGATGTACAACAACCTAACTCCTTGGTTGCAAAAGAAGGGCTGTATTCTTAGGTTTGACTACAGTGCAAAGCTTCAAAGCTACCATAGCCTTTATACCTGGGGTGATCCTACAAAAATCAAAGGAATTACTTTTCCTAATGGGTTTTCTGTAGCAATGCCCGCTGACGAAGATTACCTTCAGGGTATTCAAAAAGCAATACTAGGCATCGCTTCTGGACAAGACGGAGATGGGCTTACTGCAGAAGAGGCAGAGTTTGCCCTACCACTTGTAATCTATCGCCAGGGCCGCGCGTCTGACATCGTCGACCATGTGCTCGGTCTTCAAACTCTCAAAGCTCGGTACCATAAAAAAGTCGGAGGTGGACTATATGAGCAAGGAATCGCATTCAAACCTGGTACCACTTTGGGTATTGATACTTGCTCGAGTCCTATTTTTGCTTATATCCCTGAGAAGTCTTGGTTTAAGGAAGAAATTCAAGATTTGGGTTTTGAAGACATCGTAAAAATTTTTCCTCATTACGAGGCTCAAATGATCAAATTGATCTTGGGCCGCGCAGTTGTTGGCCGAAGCGGATCCGTCCACCCAGGAACAAAAGAAGTAATCCATCACGGATTTCGTAAAGCTGGGGTGGTGATCGGCGAACCTGGAGTTGGTAAGACTATTACGCTCAATGGCGTGCTCGATGCGATGAAATATCTAGGTTATGAAGTAACTGCGATGGGTGACTTTGGCTCTCGCTTCAACCAAGGAGAAATTATTACATCTCACCTGGCATATAACGACGATCTTACAACCGAAGGCCTAAAATCTATGCTCACAGCTCATAGTTTTAAGTCTGTGGTTACAGGTGGCACGGAAAGAGTTGAGAATAAAGGAACAGACGCCGTTGAAGTCGTTGCAAACACTGTTATCTTGGCAAATTGCAACGAGTGGAAACCAGAATTAACTTACGATCTTGACTCCGGTGCGATTTCTCGATTGGCGCCGATTGCGACTTATCGACTCTATGAGCTCGAGGAGATGTCCGATGAGGCTGGCCACGATCTCCACCCTGCAGCTCATATTAGGTGGCTATGCGAAAAATACGGAGTAGAGCCCCGAACGTTGTACATCCGATTGTTGCGCGATTGCGCCGATTTCTTTCTTGAAAAATGTAAGGGCGAAGAAGGAGAAGATGTTCATTTCTATTCCGAAGCGCTTCTTCCGTATATGCGGGTGCAAATGCACAAAGCCGCTCTAGAAAGCTTTCTTCGGTTTATGTTGCTTGCTTTTGCAATTCGGAAGCGCAAAGCAAAAGGTGAATGGTTGCCTGAGCTAACTCTGAATAGCTTCGAAGATACCTACGAGGCCACAAGGTTCTTGATGATTGACAAACGAGCAGATCGACTCCGCACTCTAATGAAGCAAGATTGGGAGTATAATAATCGCCCCGCTCGGCATCCTTATTGGGCCCAGAGAAAGCTTCTAATTACCTCGGTAGATAAAGCCTGGGCGGCTCTTCAAGAATCCAAGTCAAGTAAAGATGTCGCTCTAAGTGTTGAGATGGTTCTTGATGTTTTACGACTACGCGATGGGTTCAATATGGGTAAAAAAATGCCTTATGTTGTTCGAACATGGGAATCTGTAAAAGGAGAGGTTAAAAAGATTTACGCACTTGCGGATAATCTTGTAGATCAACTCAATGACGAAGAGAAGGCCAGTGTGTTTAACACCTCGTCTCACTGCGATTCTAACTGGCTTTATGATCCTGATTACGATCCAAAGACCGTTGGCCCTGTCACAAAATAATTGTGACAACATGTTACGGGGGTGGGTAATCCCTGCCTCTGCTCGTATATAATTACTTCAGATTTAGTGGCTTTATGAACTCGATTCTTGTTAGTCTTGATGAGGAGCCTTGGGATCATAAACCAAGCACAAAACTTCAGTATAAAGA